TGTCCGAAGTGCCGGGGTCGAAATGATCTTTCATAATGCCTCCAAAAAGTGGTGGGGGTCAGGCCGTTTAAGGCCTACTCCTTGGGCCACCTGGCCCCCTAGAAGATAAACGAATGCCCAGTAGAAGCAAGCATCCGTCTAGCAACTATCTGATGCTTCGCGGTAACGTATAAACCATCCTCCGACGTAGCCGCAAATACTCGCTTGGTAGGGACGGAGGAGACGAAAGACGCGTTAAGTGCGGGAGTAGTGGCGAAAATTCGACCCAAGTGCCAATAGTCCAGCGCTGTTGTTCGGAACTCACCGGAGATAAGGCTCTCAGAGCGCCTGTACTCATCGTAACGATCTTGATAACCAAAGATACCATCAGGGGTAGCATGAGGAGCATAGACCTCTTTATTCAACACTTCCTGCTGTCCGATATGCTGCAACTCACGTTGGAAAAAGTCTTCCTTAAATCTACGGTTCCAATGCCTAAACAACCCCTGAACGTACATTGTCTTGGGTCGGACAAGAAGCAGGGAAATAACGTATCCATGCTCCTCGAAAAAGCTTCTATATCGGTTAGAGCGCATTCCGGCAATACCGTGACCTCGCATCTCACCAACAGGGTTTGTTCCTTCTGCAGTTTGGAGGACCTCAGAAAACTGAATAGTCTGGCGACCCCCTCCAAGGTATTCAGGCCGCTGAAGTCGTGCGTCTGAGGACCGTACCCCAAGGTAACGGAGATATTCAACGTAGCGAGATCCATAACGCGCCCGAGCCTCAGCATAACGCTGTAACGCCATCGCCTCGCGCAAAGCATTGATAGTGATCGCTGAAGCGCCACTAAGATCGGCGAAAATCTGGGGCCGGTTTCCGGTAGCGACAGCGCCAGCAGACTGCCCGAGAACGATAACACCGGGGGTGTCGGAGACGTCAATAGCGGCTGTAGGGTTGACGATAGACGACCCGGAAGTGGGCCAATGAGTTCCGGTTTCTGTTGCAAACGATGCGTCACTCCGGATCGCAATTCCGGAGACAGGGGCAGATGTACCGAGAGGTATCGTAATAGCCGGACCCTTCTGCTCCCAAGGTCTGGAGCTTGTGAAGTAGTCTTTCTCCCAATCAGCATTTTGCAAAGAAGTATTTGTAGTTGTATCAGGACCCGACGTCTCATCAATAACAAGCGGTGTTTGAAGATCCTGATCACGGTAAAACTCATTCCAAATCTTGGCGTAAGCCCGAAACGGCAACGCCGATGTTTCTAATCCATCTATCCCGGTAGGAACACCCAAATAGTCAGCAAGAGAGCCGACAGCAGCCCCAGAGCCACCACCATGAGTAATAGTAGGAAAAACGGAAGCGTTAAGGCCATCAGGCCCACCCGTGATAAAATCTTCCCATTCCTCCCAAACCAGCCGGTGAGGAACGAACCAATGGTGGATATTACACCGCACGGGGTGCATAACCGGCGACAGAAGCGGCGCACAACGAATGAGAGCCGACGTAGCATGCTGAAAGGTGTCACCGGGCAAAACCTCAGTCAGACCGATTGGGACCAGTTCACCCATATCACAGCTGAGAAGCTTGGTGTAGCCGAGATTAAACTTGTTCCGTTTCATATGTTTCCGCGTTTCCGATAGAGTTTCGCTTTATGCTCAACACGAGAGGCTTGACCGTCATTAGCCTCGATAATCAGCGCCCTAAACGTCTCCGAAAAGAGACCCTTGGGAGCCACTTCTTGCGCCACTTGGCGCACGTCTTGCAACTTCGCCTTCTGAAGATCCAGGGTCGCTTGTGGCGCATTTGGAGCCTTCCCTACGTGCTGCCTCAGCAGCCTGCTTAAGTACCTCCCGAGCGGTCGGACACGGGTTCCGTGCTGCAAACTGGTAGGAACATCGCTCAGCGTAGAATCTAAATTGTGGCTGAGTAATGCGGAAGCAACCTCCGGCATAAATGTTGCACCAATCCCAGGTTTCAAACTCATCTGCCCAAACTCTGGAGCTCTCCCACATAAACGCACGTCCTCCTTTCGTGTCATTTTTTTTGTGACATAGCCCGCGATATACGCCGCGCTAGCATCCTCCAACAGTCCGCTGTAAACGTGTCCCTTACCCCATATTTCTGAGACGCGGTCACAAATATCGCAGCAAGATCCTCGTCTGTTAAGTCGAGTAACGCCACGAGCACACGCGGGGTAATTAAAGAGCGCAAAATGGTAATGGGGTCGCTCTGTTCTGTCTCCATATTCTCCGACATAAAAGTACCTCAATTTATCAGGGTGATACGCCCTTCTTAAACGCTTCAGAAAGTTTGTGCAATCCTCTTTCGAAAGCGTAGGCAAATTGTCGGCTGTAAATGGGATATTTTCATCACTATAAGTCAACGTCCAAAACGAGCTGACAGGGTGTTGCGTTGCCTCAAGCAACAAGCGATGTGTCCATTCCCGCTTTTTATTGATGCGACAAGGGAGGCATTGGCCGCAGCCATATGCCCCCCCACCACTAATGTATGGGTTCCTGCAAAGCATCTACATCCTGAAACCGATACGCATTGGACCGGTACGCCGACGACGAGAGCGGGAGAAACTACGACGACGCCCGCGACGCACGGTACGACGGGAAAACCTACGACGACGCATGATTTAGCCTTTCCATTTGGGGAAGCCGTAACGTCCGCGGCGATCGGACGGCTTCCAAATCTGATATTCGCCGGTGATCGGATTGTAGTGCCAATAGTCCCCTTTATCCATCGGGACATTTTGAGGCGGGTAATACTGCCCCAGCGCAGGGGCTAGACGGTTCCGGATGGACCATTGAATTGAAGCAAGGAGATCCTCTTCTGAACGGTCCTGGAACGCCTTTGAACGGACCGGCGTCCAGCCGTGCCGAGTACGGGCGTAGCCCGCTTCGGGGTTCGCTCCGGCTTCCATGGAGGGCTGACCGGGAGCGACGGATGTTTGTTCGAGGGGTTCGACCTTAACGAGCGGGCTGTTGCCCTGACCCTCGATGAGCATACGATCCCCAGGCGTCGGCATGGGAGGCGGGGAACCCGCCTGATTAATCTTAGCAATCTGCGCACCAAGGAGCTGATTTTCCAGGCCCATACGCTGAATGTTGAGATCCTGAATCGTCTTTCCGTAGGCATCAAGCCGCTCGCCAGCCGTGCGGGTTGCATTGATTCCACGTGAAATGTCTTGGCCGGCGGCCGCAAGTCCTGTCCCAATGTCATTGCCGCCAACGCTGATGGGTGAAAACGAGTGCGTTTGCGCACCGAGAGCGGCGAGCGGATGAAGACCAGCAGCTTTCGCATCCTCTACCTTCCATCTTATGCCCTGCTGGGCAAAGTCCTTTTGAAGCTGAATGTTCTGTTTAGCGATCTTATCCTGGCGGTTACCCGATATGAGACCGCCAACAATATTAGCGCCTGCTGATATTATCGCCGGGAGCATGAAATTGAACTCCAAAAGTTGAGGCGCTTTCTAGACCCGGCACCTTTACGGGTTCGCTTAAAAGCAAAGAGAACTTGGCGCCGCCGTGAACGGCGCTCACAGAGACCGACAAAGCGGGGGTCGGCAAAGCGGAGGGTGGTCGCGGACTTAGGGTCAGCGACCACCCGAGACGCGCCAGGGCGCGTCGAGCGAGGCGGGCGGGTACTACGGTCCGGCTGAAAAGTTCGCCGGTCCTCTACCTCGCCAAGCTCGCCAATGGTGGACACCGGCACAGGCATAAGGATTACCGGCTTAGGCCGAAACGTCAGCAGAGCGTCTAGCGATTGATTAGAGAAATCGCGCTGACTTTGAGAGTGAGAAGAAGGAGAATTAGACCGATTGCGCCGTGCCATTGGTGTCACCTAACACAGTGACTATCAAGTACGTCACTGGTGGATAGATAGGATCGAGCTGCGCTCGATTGCGCTTAGCTAAGCGCGCTGCCGATTGCAGGGGGGATACCCCTAAACTAACAGGCCGGGTGACCCACGGTCACCCGGCCTTACTGCTCACCCCGTGCTGGGGTTATTTTTGCTTGGCTCTTCAGGGGGAGCAGATGAGGCCGCCGGGGGAACAGCGGCGGCAACAGGAGGCTTGGAAGCCCTAGCGAGCATGACCTCCATAGCGGGGTCAGGATCAAAGGGATGTTCCCACTGGGAAGTGGGTTCCCATTCCTCATCCATATCGAAGTCGTTAGACTCCTCTTCCGTCTCAGCACCGGCCGTCTTGGCCTCTTCAGAGACCTGCCGAATCATGGCGCGCATTTGCTCCTGAATAGTGGGAGCGCGCTTATAGCCGATAGGCGGCTGCATAGGGGTCGGATTTGGCTGTTCCCGACCTTGAGCATCCAAGTACATTTCCTGCACAGAACGCTCGCGTTGATGAACCTCGCGAGCGACGGTAAAAATGGCATCCTCAATGTCCGAAGTGCCAGGATCTAAATGATCTTTCATAATGCCTCCAAAAAGTGGTGGGGGTCGGGCCATTTAAGGCCTACTCCTTGGGCCGCCCGGCCCCCTAGAAGATAAACGAATGCCCAGTAGAAGCAAGCATCCGTCTAGCAACTATCTGATGCTTAGCGGTAACGTATAAACCATCCTCCGACGTAGCCGCAAATACTCGCTTGGTAGGGACGGAGGAGACGAAAGAAGCGTTAAGTGCGGGAGTAGAGGCGAAAATTCGACCCAAGTGCCAATAGTCCAACGCTGTAGTTCTGAACTCACCGGAGACAAGGCTTTCAGAACGCCGGTACTCGTCATAGCGATCTTGATAACCAAAGATACCATCAGGGGTAGCATGAGGAGCGTAAACCTCCTTATTCAACACTTCCTGTTGTCCGATATGCTGCAATTCACGTTGGAAAAAATCTTCCTTAAATCGACGGTTCCAGTGTCTAAACAGCCCCTGAACGTACATTGTCTTGGGTCTGACAAGAAGAAGGGAAATAACGTATCCATGCTCTTCGAAAAAGCTACGATATCGGTTAGAGCGCATTCCGGCAATACCGTGACCTCGCATCTCACCAACAGGGTTGGTTCCTTCAGCAGTTTGGAGGACTTCAGAAAATTGAACAGTCTGTCTACCCCCTCCAAGGTACTCAGGCCGTTGAAGTCGTGCGTCTGAGGACCGTACCCCAAGGTAACGGAGATATTCAATGTATCGAGAACCATAACGCGCCCGAGCCTCAGCATAACGCTGTAGCGCCATCGCCTCGCGTAGTGCATTGATAGTAATTGCAGACGCACCGGACAGATCCGCGAAGATTTGTGGCCTGCGAGTGCTACCAACAGCGCCTGCGGACTGGCCGAGAACAATCGGCCCAGGCGCATCTGAGAAATCGATAGCGGCAGCTGGGTTAGTGACCGACGAGCCCGAAGTTGGCCAGAAAGTACCGGCCTCCGAAGCAAAGGATTGAGTACTCCGCATAAGAATGCCGGAAACTGGTGCAGACGTCCCAAGAGGAATCGTAATTGCTGGGCCTTTCTGTTCCCATGGACGAGATGAAGTAAAATAGTCTTTCTCCCAGTCACCGTTCTGAAGAGCTGTATTAGTAGTCGTATCAGGACCGCTGCCCTCATCGATAGTAAGCTCCGTTTGCAAGTCTTGGTCGCGATAAAATTCGTTCCAGATCTTTGCGTAGGCGCGAAAGGGAATAGCGGATGTTACAAGGTTGTTGACCCCTGTAGGAACACCCAAATAATCAGCAAGAGAGCCGACAGCAGCCCCAGTCCCACCACCATGAGTAATAGTAGGAAAAACGGAAGCGTTAAGACCGTCAGGACCACCAGTGATAAAATCTTCCCAGTCCTCCCAGACAAGGCGGGTAGGAACGAACCAGTGGTGAATATTGCACCTAACCGGGTGCATAACCGGCGAGAGAAGCGGCGCACAGCGGATAAGAGCCGACGTGGCATGTTGAAAGGTATCACCAGGCAAAACCTCAGTCAGACCAATAGGAACCAATTCACCCATATCACAGCTGAGGAGCTTCGTGTAACCGAGATTAAACTTGTTGCGTTTCATATGTTTCCACGTTTCCGATAGAGTTTCGCTTTATGCTCAACACGAGACGCCTGACCGTCATTCGCCTCAATAATTAGCGCCCTAAACGTCTCCGAAAAGAGACCCTTGGGAGCCACCTTTTGCGCCACTTGGCGCACGTCCTGCAGTTTCGCTTTTTGAACTTCCAGGGTCTCCAACGGGGCATTTGGGGCCTTCCCTATTTGCATCCTGAGTTGCCTTGTTAAGTACCTCCCAAGCGGTCGGACACGAGTGCCGTGCTGCAAAGATGTGGGCACATCGATCTGAGTGTCTAAGTTGTGGGATAGAAGAACGGAAGCAACCTCCGGAATAAACCCAGCACCAATCCCAGGCTTCAAGCTCATCTGGGCAAATTCCGGGTGCCTTCCACATAACCGTATGTCCTCCTTGCGAGTTAACTTTTTCGTGACATAGCCCGAGATATACGCCGCGCTAGCATCCTCCAGCAATCCGCTGTAAACGTGTCCCTTACCCCATATTTCCGAGACGCGGTCACAAATATCGCAGCAAGATCCTCGTCTGTTAAGTCGAGTAACGCCACGAGCACACGCGGGGTAATTAAAGAGCGCAAAATGGTAGTGGGGTCGCTCTGTTGTGTCTCCGTATTCTCCGACATAAAAGTACCTCAATTTATCAGGGTGATAATCCCTTCTTAAACGCTTCAGAAAGTTTGTGCAATCCTCTTTCGAAAGCGTAGGCAAATTGTCGGCTGTAAA